CAGCCTAAGATGGAAGTCAAGCAGAAGCCCAGGGAGTTCGGGAAGGCACCCAAAACACACCCTGTTACAGGGGTCGTGTCTGCCAAACCCGCGCGCGCAATCGTGAATGCCGGCACCGAGGGTAGCCTGGCCAATGGACATGGCGTGGAGGAGTTGAAGACCTCCTTCTCTGCAGGGGAGGATCGTGGTTACTGGCTTCTTCGTAAGCTGGCTCTACGCTATGTCAAGGCTGGGACCCGCGAGGTGCTCGATGAAGTCTGGAACGACGGTTCCAGCACGACAAGGCCCAGGGCTGCAGTCTCTGGGGATGACAGTATCCATTTTGTACCGTGTCTAATGCACACCCAGGACGATGTGGCCTTTGGGCAACATCTTCCCCGTGTATCAGTCAACGGACAAATGGCTGTCATCCTACCTGTCGTCATGGATATATCTTGCTGTGATCTATCTGTGGGTGATGAGATGTTTAAGAGCGTGCAGCGCTCCTTCCCGGATTGTCGGAAGAATGAGTTTAACAACTTATTCCTTCAGGCAAGACAACCATGTACTATGGGGCGTGGCCAAGGGAAGTTAACTTTCATCCCCACTGGATATTTCATGTATTCTGGCTGGGGCTTCACAACACCAATGGATTCCTTCTTCAACATGACCGCAATCAACCATATCTACCGCAACTGGCGGTTGAGCGGTCTGCATGAGACGATGGCGTATATCAAGGAGAGGGCCAAGGGTTGTGGAGCAGCAATGGACATCCGGTTTTGTCAGAGATTTGAGGAGGCTGACTTTCTCAAGACGAACCCGGTGCTCACAATAAGTGGGCGATGGACAGCGGTAGTGAATTTTGGCACTGTGTTACGGACATTGGGACAGTGCGATGGGGACCTCCCCGGCTCAGGCGACATCACAACAAGAGGACAGAAGTTCAATGCTAGTGTAGTGATGTCGATGGAGCACGCGGGAGAAAGCCACCTACTACACACCTTGCGGGCGAGGCATCCGCGGGGTGGGTACGTAGAGCTGGAGTCAGGGATTTTTCGCATGATGACCACTGGCTCCCGAGAACCTTTACAGATAGAGAGCGAGATCAACAGATATCGTGGGAAAGGAATGTCACTTTCTCTTTATTACGAACTCTGTGACTTGTTGGAGAGTTGTCAGCCTGGTGAGACGGTTTGCTGCGAAGCAAGCAAGATTATCATGGCTTTCGACTATGGGTATGTATAAGGTTCTCCTCCCCCCCCGGCGTAGTGGTGTAAAATGCAGCTCATAACTGCTACGAGCCCGCTTGAAACGATGAGATGTGTATGTTGATCAGAGAGTACGGAATGTGTTGGTAAGATTGCGACGGACTGGAGTTGCGTTGATGGAAGCGCCATAACCCGCTGGACGG